TTAGAGGAACACGTACTTGAGGATGAACAGCACGGTCAGCACATACATCAGGGGGCTGATCTTCTTTTCCTTGGCCTTGCCGGTGACCAGATTGATCAGGGTCCAGGAGATGACGCCGATGGCGATGCCCTCAGAGATGCTGTAGGCAGTGGGCATGGCCAGAACGGTGAGGAAGGCGGGAATGCCCTCGCTGGGGTCATTGAAGTCGATCTTGACGGCGGAACCCATCATGTAGAAGCCCACGATGATCAGGGCCGGAGCCGTTGCAAAGGACGGGATGGTGAGGAACAGCGGGCTGAAGATGGTGGCCAGCAGGAACAGGATGCCGGTGGTCATAGCGGTCAGACCGGTGCGGCCGCCCTCGGTAACGCCGGAAGCACTCTCGACGAAGGTGGTGGTGGTGGAAGTGCCCAGCACAGCGCCTGCGCAGGTGGCGATGGAGTCGGCCATCAGTGCGCCCTTGATGTGGGGCAGCTTGCCGTCCTCGTCCAGCATGTCGGCCTTGGAGGCAACACCGATCAGGGTGCCCAGCGTATCGAACAGGTCAACGAACAGGAAGGAGAACATGACGGCGAAGAAGTTCAGGATGCCAACGCCGGAGAAATCGGTCTTGAATACCTGACCGAAGGTCTTGCCCAGCGCGGAGAAGTCGAAGCTGACAAAAGCGGTGGGAATGACGGAGTACATGCCTGCGTCGGGGTTGGGAACATAGATGCCGGCGATCTCGCAGAGGATGCCCAGCACCCAGGTGATAAGAATGCCGTACAGGATGCCGCCCTTGACCTTCTTTACCAGCAGGATGGCGGTGATCACGATACCCAACAGGGCAAGGATCGCGCCCATGCCCACGCTGGAGAAGGTCTCGCCCTTGAAGTGCTGGTAGGTGACGAGGGTGGAATCGCTGTTGACGATCAGCTTTGCGTTCTGCAGACCAACGAAAGCAACGAACAGGCCGATGCCCACGCTGACGGCGCTCTTCAGGGTCATGGGGATGGCATTGAAGATGCCCTCACGGACATTGGTGAGGGACAGCACGATGAAGATGATGCCCTCTACAAAGACGGCCATCAGAGCCAACTGCCAGCTGTAGCCCATGGTGAGAACGACCGTGTAGGAGAAGTAGGCGTTCAGGCCCATGCCGGGTGCCAATGCAAACGGATAGTTGGCAAGCAGAGCCATAAGCGCAGTGCCAACAAAGGATGCCAGCGCGGTGGCGATCAGAACGGCTTCCGAATCCATGCCGGAAGCAGAAAGGATGTTGGGATTGACCGCAAGGATGTAAGCCATGGTCATGAAGGTGGTGATACCTGCCATGATCTCGGTCTTGACATCGGTGTGGTTCTCCTTCAGATGAAAGATGTTTTCTAACATGAGGAACCTCCTGATTCAGATAAAACATCCCGTCCGTGCGTGGGACGAGAAAGAACAGAACCTATTGTAACATTTTACAAAAGCATTTGTCCACAGAATAAACACACTTTTTTCATTTTCTGTCCAAAAATCGCAAATGAGTATGACTTTGAAGGTTTTCTGCGGGTCTGCCACAAATTTTGATGGAGAAAAAACACTGCTTTTGAAAAGATACGAAACAGCGATGAATTACAAGGGATGAAAGTATACGAATCGGATTCTTGGATTTGAAATATACGTTATGGCCCTGTAAAAGTGCACACTGTTGGGAAAGCAGCACCAGTGGTATCCTTTTGCCATAGCCCAGCACACCAGGGCGGAAAGGAGCTGATACCCAACACCATGGGGCAGACAAAACAGGCCAGAGGGCTGGCCAGCCTGAGCCGAGCCACGGACACCCTGAGCACCCTGCTGGCACAGCAGGTGCGGGAACTGAATGCCCGGCAGAAGGCGGCAAAAAAGGAAGGCGCATCGGGAGCAGGCACCATGAAAGACCTCAAGGAGGCCACGGCGGTGCTCAAGGATCTGGCCGGTGTAGCCAAGACCCTGAACGATCAGGGGGCACAGGCAGAAGGAGCGGAGTGCGGCGTGGTGCTGCTGCCGACGGTGGAGGAAGAACCATGAGCATTGTACAAGCAAGAGTGCCGGTGGTCTGGAGGCCCCAGCCGCGGCAGGCCGAATTTATGAGCCGCCCGGAACCGGAAGCGCTGTACGGCGGTGCAGCAGGCGGCGGCAAGAGCGACGCGCTGGTGATCGAAGCGCTGCGGCAGGTGCACATTCCGCACTACCGGGCGCTGATCCTGCGCAAGACCTACCCGCAGCTTTCTGATCTGGTGGACAAGAGCCAGGTGTACTACCACAGGGCGTTCCCGCAGGCACAGTACAACGCCACGGCCCATGTGTGGAACTTCCCCAGCGGGGCAAAAATTTACTTTGGCTCCATGCAGTACACCAAGGATCGTACCAATTATCAGGGCAAGGCCTTCGATTTTATCGGCTTTGACGAGCTGACCCACTTTGAATGGGAAGAGTACAGCTACATGATGAGCCGCAACCGTCCCACCGGCCCGGGCACGCGGGTGTACATGCGGGCCACCACCAATCCCGGCGGCATCGGCCACGGGTGGGTGAAGGCACGGTTCATCACGCCCGCACCGCCCGGCACGCCTATCACCGAAGAATACACGGTAAAGCTGCCGGACGGCACCGAACAGAAGCTGCAGCGGGCGCGGGTGTTCATCCCTTCCAGCATTTTTGATAACCCCGCTCTGCTGGCAAACGACCCCGGCTACCTTGCAAGCCTTGCCAGTATGCCGGAAGCAGAAAAGCAGGCGCTGCTCTACGGCAGCTGGGACAGCTTTTCCGGGCAGGTGTTCACCGAGTGGCGCAACGACCCGGCCCGCTACGAAGACCAGCGCTGGACCCATGTGATCGCACCGTTCACCATCCCGAAGCACTGGCAGCTCTACCGCGGGTTCGACTTTGGCTTTTCCAAGCCGTTCTCGGTGGGGTGGTACGCAGCGGACGAGGAGGGGCGGCTGTACCGCATCAAGGAGCTGTACGGCTGCACCGGCAGGCCGAACGAGGGCCTGCGCATCGACCCGGTGGAACAGGCCCGGCGCATCCGGGAGGCAGAGCAGAACGACCCGCTTTTGCGCGGCAGGGTGATCCACGGCATTGCCGATCCGGCCATCTTTGATGAGAGCCGCGGCGAGAGCATTGCCGCTATGATGGAGCGCAGCCCGAACTTCCTGCGCTGGTCCCCCGGCGACAACACCCGGCTTGCGGGCAAGATGCAGTTCCACTACCGGCTGAATTTTGATGCGGACGGCAGGCCGATGTTTCAGGTGTTCAATACCTGCAAGCACTTTATCCGCACGATCCCGAACCTTGTGTACGACGAAAGCAACGTGGAGGACATCGACACCCGGCAGGAGGATCACATTTACGACGAGTGCCGCTATGTGCTGATGGAGAACCCTATCAGCCCGCCGGTGCGCTGTGCTGCGCCGCCCATGCCCGACGACCCGCTGAACCTGCACAAGCGGGCAAGATTTTACAGAATTTAAAGGAGAAACGCAATGGACGATTACGAGAACGAAGCTTTGCCCGTGGGTGAAGCACAGGTGGCCGAGGCTATGCAGACCTTGCAGCGGTACAAGGCGGGCAAGGCCGCGCTGGACAAGCGTATTGTGGATAACGAGCTGTGGTTCCGCATGGGCCACTGGAAGAACTACCAGAACCCCATGATGCCCGGCAAGGCCCAGCCTTCCAGCGGGTGGCTGTTCAACAGCATTGCCAACAAGCACGCCGATGCCATGGACAACTACCCGGAACCGAACGTGCTGCCCCGGGAGGCAGATGACGAGGACACCGCACGGGCACTTTCCAGCGTTTTGCCGGTGGTGCTGGAACAGGCCGACTACGAGCAGGTGTACAGCGACTGCTGGTGGCGCAAGCTCAAACAGGGCACCGGCGTGACCGGCATCTTCTGGGACCCTGCAATGCGCGGCGGCATTGGCGACATTGCGGTGCGCAGCGTGAACCTGCTGATGCTCTACTGGGAGCCGGGCGTGGCGGATATTCAGGCATCGCCGGACTTTTTCAGCCTGAGCCTTGAGGACACGGCCCGGCTGTGCGCGCAGTACCCGCAGCTGGCAGGACACACCGCCAGCGTGCTGGACGTGCCCCGGTACATCCACGATGAAGGGCAGGACACCAGCTCCAAGAGCGTGGTGGTAGACTGGTACTACAAGCGCCCGGATGAAACGGGGCGCATGGTGCTGCACTACTGCAAGTTCTGCAACGGCGTGGTGCTGTACGCCAGCCAGAACGACCCGGCGCTGGCAGAAAGCGGCCTGTACGACCACGGGCAGTACCCCTTTGTATTTGACCCGCTGTTCGTGGAGGAGGACAGCCCGGCGGGCTTTGGCTACATCGATGTGATGAAGGACTGCCAGACGGCCATTGACAAGATGAACCATGCCATGGACGAGAACGTGCTGCTGAGTGCAAAGCAGCGGTATGTGCTCAGCGACACGGCAGGGGTCAACGAGGAAGAGCTGGCAGATTTCAGCCGGGACATCGTGCATGTGGTGGGACGGCTCAACGACGACAGTTTCCGTCCGCTGCAGACGGCGGGCCTGCAGGGCAACAGCCTGAGTTACCGCCAGAGCCGCATTGAAGAGCTGAAGGAGATCAGCGGCAACCGGGACATGACGCAGGGCGGCACTGCCGGAGGTGTGACCGCAGCCAGCGCCATTGCGGCCTTGCAGGAGGCAGGCAGCAAACTCAGCCGCGATATGCTCAAGAGCGCCTACCGTGCTTTTGCAAAGCAGTGCTATCTCATCATCGAGCTGATGCGCCAGTTCTACGACGAGCAGCGGGTGTTCCGCATCGTGGGCGAAAGCGGCGAGAGCCGGTTCGTGCCCTTCTCGGCGCAGGCGCTGCGGGCGGTGCCCGGCGGCAGCGTGGGTGGCGTGGAACTGGGCAGCCGGGAGCCGATCTTTGACATCGTGGTGAGCGCCGCCAAGAAGAGCACCTTCAGCCGTCTTTCCCAGAACGAGACGGCCAAGGAGTGCTATCAGCTGGGCTTTTTCAAGCCGGAAAATGCCGATGCCGCCCTTGCGGCACTGGAAATGATGGACTTTGAAGGCATTGAGAAGGTGCGCCAGAGGGTGCGGCAGAACGGCACCCTTGCCCAGCAGCTGGCTAGGATGCAGCAGCAGATGGCACAGATGGCGGCGGTGATCGCCCAGCAGGGCACCGGGCCTGACGAACCGGCCCGCAGTGCAGGCGGTGCGTCTGCGCAGACGGACGGGCAGGCGGTAAAGCTGGCGGGCCTTGGCAATGCCCTGCCGGTGGCCGCCGCTGCACGTGCCATGGACATCCATTAAAAAGGAGGTGAATCCGCATTATCTGTGTGCCATGACCGATGCGGCCCTTGGTGAGACCGACCGCTACGTCGGGGAGCAGGCCCAGTACAACAGTCTGCTGGCAGATCTGGCGGCGTGGCTGCGGCGCAGCTACCCGACCCTGACGGGTGCCCAGTGGCGCTGGTAAGGAGGTGAGAGCATGGTTCTGGCAAACAGAGCGAAGCTGCAGAACAGCCGCAGTCTTGTGCGGGTATTCGGCGGGCTGAACGAGACCTATGCCTGCTCGGAAGCAGAGTACAGCGCGGGCGTGAATTTTTCTGCCCGGGATTTCCCGGCGCTGAGCACCCGCAAGCCGCGCCGCAAGCTGAGGGAGTTGACCGGGCTGAACGGCATGTATCACCTGAACGGGCTGCTGACCGTCTGCGGGAAGGATCTGATCTACACGCCGGATGCCGACGGCGCGAACCCAGTGACCTGCACCGAGGCAGTGACCGACGGCAAAAAGGCACTGGTGGGCATTGGTACAAAAATCCTGATCTTCCCGGACAAGGTAGCCTTTGATACAGCGGACGGAAGTGTTTCGGCACTGGGAGCTGTGTGGCAGGCAGAGGGACAGAGCGTGCAGTTTGCACCCTGCGATGCCGCGGGCAAGGCCTACGAGGTGAGCGGTTACGGCAAGGAGGAACCGGAGAAGCCTGTAGACGGACAGCTCTTTTTGAAGGTGGAGGACGAGGAGCACCCATGGGCCAGCACCAGCACACTGGAAGAGTACAGCGCATCCTCCGGCAGCTGGACGGCAGTGCCGCTGGAATACTGCCGCATCACAGCGGCGGGCGCGCAGAGGCTATTTGCCCAGTGGGACACCGTGACCGTGCAGGGCACGGCAGCACAGCAGGCTGGCATGTGGACAAAGCTGGACGGGGATCTGGTAGTTTACGATGTGCTGGAAAACGGGCTGCGCGTGCGGGTAAGCCCGGAGGGAGATCATGTTTACGGCACGCTGGTGCAGAGCGCCGAGAGCGCCCAGTGGACCAGCTTGGACGGCAAGGAGACACGCAGCTTTGCGGTGAGCACGCCGGTGCGGATGGAACGCCGCGTGCCGGATCTGGACTACGTTACCGAGTGCGACAACCGGGTATGGGGCTGCAGCAGCAAGGAAAACGTGATCTATGCCTGCCGCTTAGGCGACCCCACCAACTGGTTTTCCTACCGGGGCATTGCGGCAGACAGCTACGCAGTGACGGTGGGCAGCGATGGTGCGTTTACCGGCGCGGCCACATGCATGGGCTATGCGCTGTTCTTTAAGGAGAACACACTGCACAAGCTCTATGGCTCCAAGCCTTCGGATTTTCAGCTCACCTCGCTGCGCTGCCGGGGCGTTGCCAAAAACGCGGCGCGCAGCCTGTGTGTGCTGAACGAGACGCTCTATTATCTTTCGCCGGACGGTGTGATGGCATGGGACGGCAGCATTCCAACAAAAGTGTCCGGCGCGTTGGATTCGGGCCGGCTGGCCAATGTGCAGAGCGCGGTGGGCAGTGCGCTGGATGGCCGCTATTACCTGCATGTGGCCCGCACGGCGGCAGGCGAAAATACGGCAAGGCTGCTGGTGTACGATACCGAGCGCGCGCTCTGGAGCGAAGAAAACGTGTGCTCCTACGAGATGACCAGCACCGGCGGACAGCTTTATCTTTGGGACGGGCAGGCACTGTGGGCCGCAGATCCCAGCCGCGAAGCGGACTGGCAGGCCACCGACGGTGTGGAGGAAAAGCTGAACTTTGAGCTGACCACTGGTGACATTGGGCTGGACGGGGCCGAGGACCGGTATCTTTCCCGACTGACGCTGCGGCTGGATGCCGAGTGCAGCAGTACGGTGGAGGTGGCCGCCAGCTATGACGGCGGCCCATGGGAGACGGTGGCAAGCCTGACAGCACAGGACAAGCGGCGCAGCTTTGATCTGCCGTTCGTGCCCCGGAGGCACGGCACCCTGCGGCTGCGCCTGAAGGGCAGGGGACAGATCACCCTGCGCAGCATTGCAAAAACAATGGCCGCTGCCAAGGGCGGCATTGCAGGCGGGGAGGTGTGACGAATGGCAAGCGTGATGGGCATTAACAAGATCGGCCTGCCCAAGCTCAGCGAGAACATGGACCCGGAGGATGCCCGCGCCCTGCGCAGCTACCTGTACCAGATGCAGGAACAGCTGCAGTATGTGCTGAGCAATCTGGACGTTGAGAACATGTCCGACGAGATGCGCACGAAACTGCAGAATTTATAAGGAAAGGATCATATATGGCAAACAGAAAGAAAAAGGACGAAGCGCTTGCCGCTGTGCAGGCGCAGACGGAGGGCAGCGGCCAGCCTGCCGTGCAGAGCGGCTATTCGGCAGCGGGACTGGACAGCCGCTCGGAGGTGGAAAACGCGCTGGCAAATTCCAGCTACAAGCCCAGCCAGACCGTGACGGATGCTGCAAATGCGCTGAAGGAGTGGCAGGCAAACCGCCCGGGCGATTATCAGAGCAGCTATCAGGAGCGGATCGATCAGCTTTTGAACCAGCTGCTGCAGCGTGAGAGCTTCCAGTACAGCTACACCAAGGATCCGCTCTACCGCCAGTACGAGCAGAACTATTTGCAGAACGCCCACAACGCCAGCGCAGATGCTGCGGCGCAGGCTGCAGCCCTGACCGGCGGTTATGGCTCCAGCTATGCCACGAGCGCCGCCCAGCAGGCGTATCAGCAGCAGATCGGTGCGCTGAGCAGCGCCATCCCCACGCTGTACAGTCTGGCACTGGATACGTATACCAGCGGCGGCAACGAGCTGGTGAGCCAGCTGGATCAGCTGAACAACAGCGAACAGGATGCCCAGCAGCAGTACAACAACAAGCTCTCGGACTACTACACTCAGCTGCAGCAGAAGGGCGAAGCATACAACAACGCCTATGCGCAGGACTACAGCGCGTATCAGGATTATCTGAGCCAGCTGGGCACCCTGCACGATTATTACTCCGCGCAGGAACAGCAGCAGGCAGCACGCCGCCAGCAGGTGTTCAGCAATGTGATGACCGTGCTGGGTGTGCTGGGCGATGCGGTGCAGATCGTTCTCAGCGGCACCACGGGCGTTGGCTCCATGCTGAGCGGCCTGCTGAATACCGGCTACAACATCTACTCCGGCAACCGTCAGTACGAGGCAAACCGTGCGGACACTCAGTGGAACCAGCAGCTGCAGGAGCGTCAGTATCAGGACAGCCTGAACCAGCAGCGCTACGAGAACGAGACGAGCGAGCGGGAGTATCAGGACAAACTCAACCAGCAGAAATTCAACAACGATGTCACAAGCCAGAGGCTGAACATCGCACTGGGCGAGTGGAACCTGAAAAAGTCCAATGCAGCGCAGAAAGCAAGCCGCGCTGGCAGCACGGCGGCAGGCAGTAAGACTGGCAGCACTGGCACGGGCAGTACGTCCTCCGGTACAGCCAGCCGCAGCACGGGCACTGCCACCCGTCTGGGCAGCGACACCTCCCGGAATGTGACGGTGCCCTACATGGCCATGCTGATGCGCAGCCAGGGCAAGAGCGATACCAGCATCAGCACCGCACTGCGGCAGGATGGCTATTCCAGCGCAGAGATCGCACAGATCCTGCAGCAGATGAGGCGCTGA